CCCATCTCCGGGGTCCATGCATAGGACGAGCCGTCGTCGTAGATTTTAGTCATTGAAATGCTCTCCCATCTCCTTTCTCTCGGCTGATTTCGCTGTTCATCCTTTTCAGCGCAACTTGCTTTGAACGCTTCATGGAATCAGTATCTACCATGTAAAGTTCTTCATCAAGTTCGGGCGTCTCAATCGTGACAATGCAAGCAGACGGGACGAGAATGTAGTTCACCGTTTTCGGAAAACGCTTATTCGCCTCATGCATCGGCTTCGTTGTCTTCACTCCGATGTAGTCGCCAAACATAGCATCGCCAAAGAACAACTCACCAATCACCGAGCGAATTTGCTTGGTGCCGGTTTCAAAGTAGTGGATGGTTGCTTTCATTCCCACGCCCCCGTTTTCGGGTTGAACTTCTTCTCAAACCCCGGATGGGGATGAGGGATGCGCGTGCGCTCCTTCCACTCTTTGTCGGTCATGGCGTAGTGGTGTTCGGGGCGGAGTGGCTTGCGTCCCGCAACAGCGTCTTCGGGGAAGCGTTTGTTCCATGCGGCAATGATTGCCTCAACCTTGTTCGCCATGTTCAAGGCATGGTCAAGGTCGTCGTTTGTTTGGTTCAAAAGGTCTTCAAGTTCGGAAACTTTCTCTTCAAGTTCTGTAATTCTTTCTTCGTTTTTGTTGGTCATGTTATCACCAGTAGGTTGCGGGTCGGGGTTCTCCCATTGCGGCTTCAAGGTCCCAACCCAAGACCTTGAAAATTGGTTGCAACTTCTTTTCCACCAATTTCTTGATGGTGGCCTTGATGTCAATCTCAAAGCCTTCAAGTTCACTCACATCCCTCCATGTCGCATACTTCGTCGGAGGGAGTCCCGACGGAGGATGAGACACATAGACATACGGCACGCTGTCTCCAACGGAGAAAGCCTCGCCGTCCATGTGAGTGTTGTAGTAGAGCGCGGCTTGGCCTGCGGCAGTCCTGTTTGAAAGAACGCCGATGCGCGTTGACTGCGTGATGTCCTTCATTTCAAATTCACCACGCCTCAAAGGAGCGACCATGTTGAGAACAGTCTCGCGCACTTTGGATTCATTCCCACCCTTGCAAATAAGAGCAAGGGCTTCTCGCTCGCTTTTTTTGCTGATGGGTGCAAGGTTGCTCCCCTTCATGAATCGCGCACTTTTCCATTTGCCTTTGTCGGCTTCGGGATACGAAACGATGCCAGCGTAGAGATTCTTTCCAGCGAACAGCCAGTAGGGGATGTAAGCCTCAAGTTCAGCCACCAACGATGTGTTGCCCGTTTGTTCTTGGACAACATCGGTGATACGCGCGGCCAAGGTTTCAGCATCCTCAAGCGGCACTTGAATGAAAGCAGAGTCGGTGAAACCGTAAAGGACATTGTAGCCCATGTTGGTCGCCACCGAGTCAAGAAGTGAAATGCATCGCCGTCCTTCGGAGAGGATGGTCTCGGCGATGTCCATGTCAGCCCAACCGTAGCCAGCGTGCGCCGTCATTCCGTATAGTGACGCCATGACACGCTTGACTGCTGATTGGGTGGTGTTCCATGCGGCGCGTTCTTCTTTGGTTTCGGCATCGCGCATGTTCTTTTTGCAGACATCGCGATAGTCAAAGAGATAGTCAACGATTTGAGGGAGGACGCCCTTCTCGGATTGGTCCCAATAAGTGCCGTTCTCCAACTTGATGATGTTCTCGCCGGGGCCGAATCGCTTCGTTTCCCACGACAGATTGAACCCGGTCATGAGAGAAGGATAGAGTCCTTTGTAGTCAATGACGGCGACATCCTTGTAGAGACCCGGCTCTTTCAAAATGAATTCAGCACCTTGTAGGTCGCGTCGCTCGGCTTGATACCGAGAAGGTGCCTTCTTCTTCGTCCTGCGTGAAATCAAACCGCGCGCAAAGTTTGTGACATTCGCCACGGACTTGAGTCCAACGCCAGTCAAGCGCACCATTTCAATGAAGAAGTCGGTGACATTGCGAGCCTCGTCAATGCCTCGTAGAAGAACGGTGTCAAGCAAACAGTAGTCCACGAACTCTTCCCAATAATCATACCACCCGTTGTGAACGGTCATACCTTCAATCTCCTCGGTCAACTTGGAGCCGAGGCCGAGCGTTTCTGCGATAGTATTCAACTTGAGGTTGGGTAGTTGACCACCACCGCTGTCCTTCCAAACGCGCTCAAAGCCGGTGCCACTTCCTTCGGGTGCCGCGGTATCAAATTGCCAGCGTCCTGCAATGGGCTGGTCGTCGTATCGGTAGCGTTTCCCTTTCTTCGGCTTACGGATAATGCCGAGCGGACTCAACTTGGAAGAGCCGACGCCCACGCCGTAGATGTGGTCAAGGCGTTCAATCATGTGGGGTATGTCAAAGAAGGTTCCCGCGTGAGCAATCATCATGTCGGGGTTGCGTTGGTTGAGGAAATCAATGAAGTTATTATACAACTTCTCTTCGCTTGAGAAAAGTCTCAATTTGTATTCAACATCGCGCACCTTTCTTTTTCCAGCAAGCATATCAATTTTGCTCAATCGCTCATAGGTGATTCGCTTTTGACCTTCGGGGTGGTTGAAGTAAGGACAATTGGTTCGCTCATCAGCCCATGCAAAGACAACGGGTGTGTCAAGGTCGGAGTCAATGACGGCGATGACGGTTGTGAATTTGTCATCACCGGTGTTGCACTCAATGTCATACCACCACTTGCGCGGCTCCCACTTCGGCATCGCCGGGAAGGAGTCAATGAGATACTGGTCTACGACATCAACATCTGCTTCGTAGGTGCGAGAGAACATGTTGCGCATACCGTAGAGGTCCCACGGATTGTTCGCGTAAACTTTCCAAAGAGGCGTTTTGTCAATCGCTTCGTAGGTCTCTCCGTAGTCAATTGAAGAAGCAGGATACGCGCGGAGCATGTGCTTAATTCGGGACTCGGCTGTGCCGACAGGGATGAACATGTAAGGTCGCCAAGTCAGCGACTTCTGCTCAATTAGCATGCCGTTCTTTCGGTATCGGCAGTAGAGTGTGGGTGGTGCGTCGTCGTGGTAGATGGCGTCAACAATCATTCATCCAACTCCTTCGGCCATGTAACCATGTCGTGACATTCTTTGCACAACTTGTGCAGGTCGTCAGCGGAGTCGCAGTCTTCGCCGTCGCACATCAAACACTCCGAGTATTTGTCAGCGTCCGTCATTGGTCAACCCCCTCTTGGTGTTTGAGGATGAGAAGCGCGTCCGTCTCATTGTTGGAAAACACGAGCGCGCTCTTGTCTCCCATGTGGAGTGCGGTCGGACCAGCAGGCATGAGGTTCAACAACTTCGGTATGTGAGGGCCGAAGACCGTCTCACAATCCGTGCCGTCGGGTGTGTCAACAAAGACTTCACGGCTCATCCGTGCGCCTCGCTTTGAACCAGCGGTGATGGTCATCTCATCGTCCTTCAAGTGAATGCGGACGGGAGCGTCTTTGCCTGCGACCTTTGTCATGGAGTCCAAACCTCGCGCATCGTCCATCTCAAATGTTCCGTGGACTTGCAATTCCGCGCGACCCAATTTTGTCCACATGTTCTTTTTGGCATCCTCAATAGCAACATTGGCTCGGTCAAGAGTCTGTGCTGACATGATGTAGTCGGAGGTTGGGGTGCTGAACTGATTGTCGCCACATTTCAACGAAAGCATGTTTCCAATCTGTCGGATGTGAACTTGGTCATCATCGCATGCTTTGAGAAACGCGCCTACCTTGTGAACATCGGGGATGTGGATTTTGCCCAGCGTGTAGGCAGAATTGGTCATTACCGCAGAATGGTCAATCGGGATGGACCGTCGGTAGTAGTGCGTTGGTGTGTCTACTGAACCTGTCATTCTCATGTTGTGAATCTCACATTGTAGGTCGTTGACACCGACGCCGAACCCTACGATTAAACCATGCAGGACTGCTTTGTCAAAAATGCCTTGTGTCATTGAACCACCTCTTCACCTGTCTTGGCAAAACGAATCGCGCGACACTTGTCGCAAAGCGTGAGAGGTTTATCGTCTCCAACGCATTCGTATTGGGGGCTTGCTCCGCAGACGCGGGGGCGTGTTGTGCCTTTGATGTGTATTGTGTCAGTCATCTTTTTCACCTTCGGAAATGTATCGCAAACAGGGACAATCATGGAGAAAAACTACCTCTTCTCCTTCATGGATAAGGCGTTCTTGGAGGACACCGACACCGCAACATTGTGTGCATTTGGGGTCGGGCTTTCTTTCCCACTTGTAAAAAACGCAATCGCAAGGCTCAATGATGAACTCAACATCAACGCACTCGCCCCATTCGTAGACGGGAGACTCGGAAATGATTTCCCCTGTCCCCGCACAGACATGGCAGGTTGGGTTGGCTTCAAAGAGAGGCGCGTCTTCTTCGCTGACAGCCATACCTTTGTTGTGGGCTGGCTTGCCTGTTCGCTTCCATTCGGCCATCACATGTCACCTTCTCGGATTTCGGGGAGTCCAAACCATTGTAGGGGTTCATCCTTCTTTGTCACCATGATGGTGCGTCGCTGGTCAAGGAGGTCCGCATTGGTCTTGCACTTGACGAACTCAACCTCATAGCGCGTCTCTCCGGTTTGAGAGCCATCCTCACCGCGCACTTTCTTCTTGTGGAAGTAGAGAATTTGGTTGAGGTAGTTTGCCGTATGCTTTTCCCATGATGGTTTCTTACCGATGACGGAACCCGTCTTGTCCTGCAAGTCCTTGAAGTGCGTCTCAAAGTAGACGGCAACACCAAGGGACATCAGCGTGCGAGCGATGGTAGTGAGTTGGTGGAAACGCGTTGTGCGAATTTGCCAGTTGAATCGCATTCCAACTTGCAGATGAGGTTCAACCTTAGCACCGATACCGTCGGGTGCGGTTCCCAAGTCTTCAATGAACATGCAGTTTTTCGCCACTTCATCCCACAGGTCAACAGCGGTGATGAGGACCGAATGTAAGCGTGGTTTTTCTCCGGGTCGTGCGGCCCAATCAACAAGCGTCTGTCCAATTTTCATGACGCGACGATGTGTTGCAGGGTAGTCAATTGCTTCTCGCGCTTCTCCATCCTCGTCAAGCGTTTCAAACATGACATTGGGATTGAGACAACGAATGTTCTTCGCATGTTTCCGGTGATGAGTGACACGGGTGGTCATCCCACCACCGTCAAAGTCAAGAACGAAGATGACATCGCCGCGCTTCTTTTCTTCGTCGGTCATGCTGTCCAAGACGATACCGGTTTTACCGACACCCTCCGGGCCAATGAGTCCGCAGAAAATCATCTTGTTGGGGATGTTATCTCCCGCGCTGACAATCTCGTCCCACACCGATTGGGCTATGGGTTTGACCGCATGGCTCGTCTTCTCTTCAACCAATGTCGCGGGGACTGTTTCACCAGTCGCCGGGTCAAAGGCTTGGGTTTCTTCTTCTTGCACTTGCTTCTTCAAATCGTTTAGGTTTGGCATACTTTCACTCTCCGTATTGGGTTGTTGATGTGTCGCCGCCTTCACCAGCAGGGATGGCAAGGCGCGGGACTGCAAAGACACCAAAGGTCTTGAGGGCAGGCTGTGGACCATCGTCCGTAGCACGCACGCTCAAGCGTCCGAAAGCAATGACCGTGGACTTCACGGCGTAGGGCTTCCAACCTTCTTCGGTGGCGTAGTCAAATGGATGTGCCTCGTCGCCGAGGAGTCCGTGGATGTAGAGGGGGAGGTTCTGTCGTCGTCCGCCGTTAAAGGTGCGCATGAGGTCAAAGGATGAAACGCTCATGGAGTAGTCATGACCCGTCGGGTCCCACTCGGTTTCGCGCGCTTCCTTTCGCATGTCGCTGACCTTGCCTCGGATGAAGACGAGAGGACCAACCGGGTTGTAGCCGGGGACAATCTCTTGTCGCGTCTCAAAGACTTCGGCAAGGGTGGACAGGTCCTTGATGTGAGCATCAAGACCGGGGACCAACTTGTCGGGTGCAATGATAGCGCGGTATTCTTCGTCAACGAAGTCGTTGCCGTAGGTAAGCGCACCGGGAAGCGGGTAAGCGTTGTAGGTGTCAGCCCACTCCGGCTTGACATTGGGCGACTGAGGTCGCACTTTCAAGGAACACTCGCTGAACAGTTGAGGGATGAACCACTCATCTGCGCTCTTGCCTGTGATGGTGATGCGCAGAACTCTTTGGTCGTCCAAGAAGTTGTCCTTCTCGTTGCCGAGGAAGTAGTAGGTGCGTTGCCAGCGGTAGGGCGTGACAGGTTCACCGAAGCGCGCCCAATCCGGGTTGTTTTGAAGGATGGCGAGGGAGAGGCCGTGTTCTCTTACAAGGAACCACGGGTCCGCGTCTGCTGACTCTTCGGTAGCAACCACACCGTCTTTCTTTTCAAGCATCCACACGCCGTCTTGGGTAAAGGCTCGTGCGACAAGTCCGTCTGCGATGGCACCATCAAGGTCGTTCAAGGCGGCTTGAATGGCAGGGCCACGCTTGCGCTCTTGTGCGTCTCGGCACTTGGGGTCAATACCGATGAAGTATCCGACAAGTTCGGTAGCGTTGTTGGTGCCACCGCTCATGACGCGACGCTCAACCACAAAGGCTTCGGCGGCATCAATCAAGAAGTCGTCGTCTTCATCGTTGGGGTTGGCGGACAGTTCCGTCTTGAGGTAGGTAAAGAACTCGGCAGTCGCATCGTCAAGCGACTTCCCGTGCTTCTCGGCCCACCACTTGAGGCGTTCCTCCACTTCCGGGTGCAACCCGGCGTTGGTTTGTTCATTGTTTTCGGCTCCGTTTTGGTTAAGGTTTGGCATATTTATTCCTCCTTTTTGTTTGTGTCTTCGCGGTGCAGGGCGGCTACAAAGTAGTCCACAAAGGACTCACTTGATAGGGGCCATGCGTGCATTCTTAACACGAAATCTCCCCACACAACGAAGAAGGTATATAATTGTTGGGAACTCATCCCCACAGATTTAGCGAACTCGTGGATGCGATGCATTACGAGGTGCAAAGTCGCGCCGTTGGTTAGCATCTCAAGCATTGTTTGGTGCGTTGATTGCCAATCGCCAGCGGCGATATCAAGAGCGAGACTGTCCCACTCGGTTTGGTCTTGGCTCAAAGTTGAACCGCTGAGAATGTGATTGCCAATCGCGCGTAGGTCTCCGGCGAAGTGTGAATGCAGGACCTCGGCACTTTCCTTGGACTCAACACCCTTCTTCAAAATAAGGAGTTGCTGATACGCGCGAATCTGTTTTACAGAATATGGCTTGAATGTGAACTGAACGCAACGGGATTTGATGGCCGGTATGATTTTGGCGTGGTCGTTGCATGTGAGAATCCACCAGCAAGAACTCTTCTCCATGATGCGCTTCAAGGAGTCTTGCGCTTGCTTGGTGAGACCGTCGGCCTCATCCAGCAGGATGAGAATGTTGCCCCACGGCGAGGATGACATGGCGGTCATTTTGATTTTGTCTCGGACAACATCAATGCCGCGGTCGTCGGAGGCGTTAAGTTCCATCACATCAAGGCCGAGGTGTTCGGCGAGGATGTAGGCGGCGGTTGTCTTTCCGAGACCGGGGCGACCCTCAAAGAGCAAGCAAAGGTTGCTATCACGCTCCCACTCGTCAAGGTAGAAGAGCGGGTTGTTCGGGTCATCGTTGCCGATGTATTCGTCAGTTGTTGCTGGGATAAATTGTTTCAATTTTTTCATCTCCTTCGTGCCGATTTCACCTCATTTAGCGTGTCATATATA